CGCAAAGGCTGGTACGAACTGCAAAATATGCATGGCCATAGCATCCAGACTCCGACAGGTTGACTGTATTACCCTTGGTACCTAACCAAAGGTCAAGATTCTTTCTGGTCAGTTCGTGAGGATGACCCTCGTGTGCTGGAATATCAATCCATTCAAAAATACGAACAATTTTTCCAGCTTGAAGTGCATTATGCAGTATCAACTCAGGATCATCAACATGTTGAAGGCAGTTATAAATCCACACTTCATCCCAACCACTCTCACAGATTTGCTCTGCTTTGGCAACCTGTAGCTCAATGCCGTGAGCCGCGTAGCGTTCAGCAGTCCACTTGGGATAGGTTATCGGGTCTACAACTTTTGCCTTTGTAAATTGTTTTGTTTTTAACAGCATTGAGACCGGACCGCCACCAAGATCAAGAATACTTTTTTGACCAACGCTGAACCCACGACTTATTGATCCACCTGGACAGTACAGGGGAATACCCATCAACCTGGCGTAAACATAGTGCTTTGCTTCCTCATCAAGCGTGTTGCAGCAATCCCCCCAGAAAGCTTTTTCAAACTCAAAATCGTTTTCCATTTAATCAAAATGAAAGTTTCACAGCACTCTAACCGGTTTGGTTTGCCAGTGGTTGCAGCCCAGTTAAAAGTGTGCTATAACTCTGTTAAAGTCTAGTTCTTTTACGTGAACGACCAAGTCAACCACCCGAGTCACTACACCAGTGGTAACATCGAGTGCATTGATGCCATTGAAGCCTCTATGACCCTGGAGGCTTTTAAGGGCTATCTCAAGGGCAACTGTATGAAGTACCTGTACAGATATGAGAAAAAACAAAACCAATCGGAAGACCTTAAAAAATGCCGGTGGTACTTGGAGAAACTTATTTCAATCGTTGAGGAACGTGAAGTTGAAATGACAGTTACAGACTGTTTTGCTGACCTTTGCCCTGACAACGTCTGCTGTTTTCTAACTAAAAACTCTTGTGCAGACGGGTAGTAACGTTTAATTGTGCCGCTTCTATAATTAATTAATTAACAGAGAACCATGGGTTTTTACGAAAGTCACCAGCAAACAGTATTCTATCAGTTTCCTGAAATGACAATGCCAGGGGTAACAAACTGTGTAGATGTGTATGTAATTAATTATTTATCTACAAGGTATTACACTTTATTCGTAACAATAACAAACATTAATGAAAGCGTAGTTGTACGATTAGACGGTAACGTCGACGGGTGTCAATATGCTCCGCTAATATCTAATACCATTTCTGAAAATGGTTGCTATATTTACAACGTTTCTGGGTCTCCAGTAAGAAAAATAAGAGGTAACTTTCTTAAAGAGACTGGAGGAAATGACGCAGTTGTTCAGTTTGATATTGCAGCCAACTAAACCAGGCTCCAGGATCTGAACCACTTTGTAATGATGTACTTCTTCCCACTCACTGGTGGCAAAGCCTCATGCAAGGTTTTGGGGTTAGGTAATCCGTTTCTATAAAGATTGTTCCAGATAACAGCGGTTCCTTGTTCTGGTTTTACTTTTAGTTTTAAGTGTTTGAAGTAAGTTTCACCACCTTCTTCTACATCATTTAAGTAGATCATGAATGTCCAGGTTCGCTGACCCATCCATTCGCAATAAGTTTTATACTCTTTTGTTAGTGGTTTGAAATAATCACAGTGTTGTTTATAGTATTGGCCAATGTCGTAACGCTGTCCCTGCATAACTTCAGATGCTAACGGGTTGAGACCGATTAATTTTGTTATCTTGTAATCGATATCAAATAGCTGTGGGCGTTTTATATAGCTAAGATCTGCTGTTTTACTTGTTCTGTAATCAGCTACAATTGGTTCGTCTTTTGAGTTAGCTACACAAGATCGTTCACAATGCTCATCTATAAGTTTAATTACTTGGTTGCATTCATCCTTGTTTAAAAAGTTAGGCTTTTTGTAAATTTGAGTAAAAGGATAACTTATGTTTTCTGCTTGTAATGATTGTCCTACTTTATAGAAATGGTCGTAATCAATTTTTTTTGGTTTTGATTTAAAAGAACAAAGGTTAATGAGTGCTTCCATGTCTGCGTCAGTGCAACCGTTCGCTGTTTGAAAATAGCGGATGACGCTGGATTTTGTAACGCCTGATACGGCCATGCAAGTTAGCATTGGGATGTCAAAAGCCAGAGATTCAGTATCCATTACGAGGTAAACACTTTGTACAATATAATGGTTTGAACCAGGGTTTCAAGTGGAAGTACTGATTTTAATGTTTGCATTGGGATTTTGCAGTACCTACGGGATCAGTACGCTCTTCTTGCGCCGAGAATTACGCCACCATGCCACAACCAACTCCTTACGAGCATCTTCAAGAGTACGTTACGAATCGCTTGCCAAGCCAAGCAGTTGGCATTTTTGAAGGAGGTTCTGACGATCCTGATTTTGCTGCGGATCACACTGGTCCAGACCGGTTGCCAGTAAAACCCCAACTCGGTTGATCTTTAGTTCAGCGCTGTTAGGATAGCTGTAAGGTTCACTTCAGATATGAACGTGGTTGGTCTTCCAATGGATGTGGAGTTTTCAATCCACGCCGCCGCCCTTGCTATTCAAAACCTGAATAGAGATGAACTGGAGGAAGCTTTTGTTGAGCTTCTTCACCAAAAAGCCGTGGATCGACAGATGTTTTTAAGCATTTTGAAAGAGCACGGTATTGATGCTGATATCAATTTTAATCTTTCAACTATCGGACAAGTTTCCTGATTCCCATGCCGACTCGCATTGTTACAGGCACTGTTGACAACTTCTTCGTTGATGGTGGCTCCGAGATTACCTATCTCGGCAATACCTCTTTTGAATCGTCAACATCGTTTAACTACCGGGCGTTCCGTGTAAACCCTGCTGGCACTGGCGACCTGCTTGTCAAACTGGTTAAAAGTAGCGGCGTTGATTCCCTTGAGGTTTTTCAAGAAGATAGTTACACTGCTGGCACTGCCCCCAGTGGATACTTCAGATTTTTTAACGTCGCTAAGGCCGGCAAAGAGAAAGGCGCTGTTGGTGTGACGGTAACTGATGCAACTAAAGACTACGTTGTATTGCTAGAGTTGGCCACAGATTCTGGCACCAACTACGTCTGTGAAGTCGACGTCCCATAACGAAAGTACAGAAAAATTTAAAGATCACCCTTTCTTGACTTGGAAAGGGATTGAACTAGTAAAAATGTACTCAGCCCCGAGGACTAACTTGGGTATGGGTACTTTTGCTTCATACAAAGATTACGGTGATTCAAACTGGCGGATTGGTCACGGCAGTTACTTTATTAAAAAACGTCCGGTTGGCGCCAAGGATAGGCTGACCCGTGCGGAAATTGATGCTCAACTGGTAGAAGACTTAAAAGAGTTTTCTGAGTACGTTAATCAGTATGTTTTTGTACGTACGAATTTAAATAAGAAGGCGGCACTGTTAAGTTTTGCTTTCAGTATTGGAGTTCAATCGTTTAAAAAAAGCAGACTGCTTGAGTTGATCAATACTTTTGCAAACAAAAAAGAAATCTTACGTGAGTGGAGCCCGTACATAAACACGCTTTGGCGGAGCGGCGGCCAGACAATGATTGACAGGCGTCGTACTGAATTGAATCTGTATTACGCCCCACAGGAGACGATGGTTGCTGCGGCTTACCATAAGTGTGAGTCTAAGTACTGCTTAATGAACCTGGCAGAGACCTGGAATGGCGGCACACAGCAAGTCAGGGCTGTCGAGTACCTGGAGAAGAAGCTCAGTGAATTCGATCCATCCGGTGAAGTTGTGCGCCGGTTCTTCCGTTACTGGAATGAAAGGCCCCACGTGTTTGGTCATGTTGAGAACTTAGATTAAATATTGCAAAGTTGATTTACAATAGGTAAATGCGAAGCCAACTCAGCCAGAACTACAAGGTCGACTCCAGGTATAGGGGTCTTAAGAACGCTCAAGATGATGACAGGGGTCTTAATTTTGCTTTAGATTATCTTCAGTCTGCAAAGAAAAAAGATAAAATCCCCTCAGACAATGAAGAGGTTAATCGCTTCACGGTTTCTGGGCCAGGTGATGCAGTCTATAGTTTTCTTAATGGGTTCAGAGCTAGGCAATAACTTTGCCAATGTTAGAGAAGATATAAGTAAATCGATCGATCTCAGCTAAACCAAAATCAGGGGGCGGTAAGTAGACAAAGAATCCCCAGTGAATTGGAATTGATGGCTCGAACAACAGCTTGCCGTGTACAAGCTTGGGGCGATCTTTAGGTATGCACACTGGAAAGTCCCACACTTCTGGAATAACCCTCAACATTTCCGTGTTAGTTGTGTAGAACAAAGCCTCTCTAGCATTACGCAGCTTCCATTCCCTCAACAGTTTTTTGAACCAGATCACGGAAGCAGCTCGGTTTTGTATAGGCAATCGCTTACCCCAGCGCCAGATTCCACGTTCTTTGATATAGGAACAACGACCGTAAGTTGGAGGGAACAAGTAAACTTGTCCGGTCCATGGTTCCAAAGTATTTAATCCGTCTTCGTCATAAGTGTAAATTTTCTTTGCTCTTAGAAACTGAGTGTTAGCCAGGTGAGTTGAGCACGGATCAAGATCAATGTCACCAAGTAGAGCATCAATGTAAGGCAAGTATGCAACTGGTGTAAGCCAATCGTCACGAATATTACTGATCCGTGAAATAATTCGTTTGTATTTCCACCAGGGTAGATTTCCTCTCTTCATTCCATCCTCATGAAGGAATCTTCTTGGTTGTCATTTTTGTAGTGAATCAATGACATTTGATCCTTATCTTGAACAATAAATAATGATTCTTTTGTTGGATCAATAAGTTCTGCGCGTGTAATTGCTTTTTGAATTACGTCTGCTGGACCATCCATTCCGCGCTTGTTAAAATCTGAAAGAGCAGTGATCAACGAA